AGCTAAAGAATATGCTGTTGGTACACAGACCAGAGGCACGACAGGATCAGCAAAAGATTGGGCAACGTATACTGGTGGCACAGTAAACGGTTCACAATATTCTGCAAAGTATTGGGCAGAGCAAGCGGCTGCTAGTGCTGATAACGTAGATGATTTGTACCTTGGCCCTAAAAGCGCAGACCCAACAGTGGATAATGATGGTGATGCTTTAACCGTTGGCGATTTGTATTTCAATACAAACGACAATGTTTTAAAAGTTTATGATGGATCAGCTTGGAACGCTGCTGCCATAGACGCCAGTTTGTTTGCGACAGCGGGCTTTAGCATTGCGATGAGTATCGCGCTTTAATCAATTAAAACAAGGACTTAAACAATGGCACAGAATTTTCGCAGATACACATTGAATGCAGTAGGCACTGTTGCCGCTGACATTCCAGATGGGTCTAACTTTGACAGCTTTGACACCATTGTGGGTATCCACATTGCTAACGTAACGGCCAACGCTATCACGGTTGAGTGCTACATTAATGATGGCACTAACGACATTCATCTAGTTAAGGATGCGCCTATAGCAGCTGGCGGTGCGCTTCAGATATTGGACGCTGGTGCTAAGTTTGTCGTGCAGTCTGGCGACAGGCTTTATGTCAAATCAAACACTTCTGCATCCGCAGATGTTTGGGTGTCTGCGGTTGATGCGATTAGCACATAGGAGTGACCGATGGGTTATGTAGGTAATCAACAAAACGAAGGCTTTAGCAGCATCCCTGCTAAACAAGATTTGACTGGTGCGACTGGCACAACACTAACGCTCTCTCACCCTGTATCTAGCCCAGAGGCTATTGACCTATACATCAATAATGTAAGGCAAGAGCCAACCACAGCTTACTCAGCAGCAGCTACTACAGTTACCCTCACAGGTTCTGTTGTGGCTACTGACGATATTTATGTAGTCTATAACGCACTGGCCCTACAGACATCTGTACCACCTGACGGTTCTGTTACATCAGCCAAGCTAGACCCCAACCTTGTATTAGGTGGTGGCAGCTTCCTTGGTGATAGTGGTGGTGGAACGGCAGACATCTTTAGGGTGCATGAAGCTGAGTTAAACACAGATGTTACTGTAGTAGCTAACACCAACGCCCTGTGCGCTGGCCCTTTAACATTAGCGACAGGAGTTACCGTGACAGTAAACGGTAATCTGGTGGTAGCATGAGTGACCTAAGAGTGAACACAATCAGTGCAAGCGATGGCACCAGTCCTGTCACTCTTACTAAACAGAGTGCGGCGAAGGCTTGGGTTCTAGGTAGCACTGCCGCCGCTTTAACAAAATCAGTCAACATTGCGTCTGGAACAGATAATGGCACAGGGGATTACACCTACGCTTTTACAAGCAGTATGGATAGTGCCGACTTTGTCGTTGGAAACAGCATAGCACAAAGCAACACAGGTGGTTCTCACAACGACTCAAGAACCTCAAGCAATTATAGGGTTAGTTATACAGATGCTGGTTTTGGTAGGGCAGACAGAGTTAATAATTCTTCAGTTCACGGAGACTTAGCATGAGCGAGATAAAAGTAGATTCCCTCACAGGCAAGACCACCGCTAACGACATCACAGTGACTGTTGGTGCTACTGCTACTATGTCTTTGCAACAAAGCACAACAAAAGTGTTTGCGACAATAGACGGAACAGGCACTATTGCTTTGTTAAAAAGCCTAAACGTGAGTTCTTTAACAGACGCTGGCACAGGCCAATACGATACTAATTTTCTTAATAGTTTCTCTGACATAGTTTACACGCCACACGGTAATGCAAAAGAAAGCACCGGTTCTGCAAGAAATGCTGACGTAGACAGGGCATTTCAATCTGCACGAAGACCACACACAACATCAACTTGTCAATGGTTTGCTATGACATTTGCTGGTGCAGATTCAGATGTAGAAGAAGCATACGCACTTATTCACGGAGACCTCGCATAATGGCTGGAAAACTTATAGCAGACCAGATTGAACACAGTACCGCAGGTTCTCTGGATACAAGTTATGTGGTGAATGGTAGTGCGAAGGCGTTGCTCCTGTTCAATCAACTAAGCGGCACCGCAACAAGCGTCAGAACAATGAATATCGCATCCTTGGTTGACGGCGCAAACGGTATGTCAACTGTAAGCTTTACAAGCAGCTTTGATGCGGTTGATTACTGTCATTTCACAGGTGGGTCAACAGACAGCGGTAATCTTAATTGTGCAACTATAAAACGTGATGAGTCCTTTGCTACCTCAACGACAAGCAGTATGCCTATACTGGTGCAAGTTAGTAACACGACGACAGATGATAACAGAGATTTTAACAGTATCGGTTGGTGGGGAGACCTCGCCTAATGACCCAGACACCACAGTTCAAAGGCACTCACCTGTTTGACCGCCTATGCTGGGCAAAGGAAAACCTAGAAGGTGTGCAGTCAGACTATCGTGTAGTCTTTGAGGACAGCGTAGATGAGTGCGCTAAGATACTCGTGCCTGACCCTAACTGGATGGCATGTGCGCTACAAGGTGGTATCTTGCCACCTGTCTGGGTATACCATGAGTTGGCAAAGGATGAAGCACAGCCTGACTTTAAGAAGCACACCAGAGGTTACTTGTTGCACAACACTGAGCCTGTGCCAGCGATGACTGAAGAAGAAGCAATCGAATATTTAATTCTCAAGGACTGTCCACAGCATGTGGTCGAGACTTGGAACGAGGGCAACCGCCCTACTATGGTTATCTGCAAGAAAGAGCAGTTACCGCAAACAAGAACGTGGCGCAATGCGTGGCGTATATCTGATGAACTAGCCGCATAGGAGATTCCAATGGCTGTAACAACTTATGTCGTAGATAAGGACGGTAATCAGATTGATGCTTCAACTGCTACCGTTCCAGCAAACCGTGACTTCCGTGGTGCTTGGGTACTAAACGGCTCTGTCATTTCAGAAGACTTAACAAAAGCCAAAGAAATTTTTGCTGATAAGGTTCGTGAAGCTCGTAAGCCTCTGCTTGAAGCATTGGACACAGACTTTATGAAGGCGCAAGAGACAAGCGCAAGCACGACTGCCATCGTTGCAAGCAAGCAAGCATTGCGTGATGCCCCTGCTGCTGGTGACAGTGCATCAACAATGGCTGAACTTAAAGCAGCGTGGCCTTCATGCTGTGGTGATAGCCCATACTAAGGAGCCTAGCCAATGGCACTAAGTAAAATAGACGCAGACGGTGTATCTGGTTTACAGGCATCACTAACCGCAGCAACAACTGTCCCATCTGAGGGTGGGGCGGTTAATATTAATCTTGTGGAGGGGTTGACGAAAGCTTGGGTTAATTTTAGCGGCAATGGCACACTTCCAATATCAGAAAGTTTCAACGTAGCCAGCTTAACGGACAATGATGTCGGTCGTTATTCCGCTAATTACGTCAACAGTATGAATACATCAACTTACGCAACACAAGTGTGTTCTGATGCTGATTCATCCAATGACGCATTTAACAGAGTAGCTGGTGGTGCAAATACTACCACTAGCAAGGCGTATTTAATGCACTTTGAAAATGGCTCCTCGCAAGACACATCAATAATGATTGGCACAATCAACGGAGACCTTGCGTAATGCCGTACATAGGAAAATCCCCTGTAAGCGGTGGGTTCCACAAGCTGGACAACCTGACTGCCTCTGCTACAGCAACTTACGCTTTGACGCTAGGTTCTGCGGCATACTATCCTGAAACAGCTAACCAACTGCTAGTCAGTTTGAACGGTGTTATCCAAGCACCGCAAGATTCATTCACAGTATCAGGCAGCAACCTAGTATTTGACAGCGCACTTACAGCCAGCGACAGCATCGATTTTGTTGTAGCTCTTGGTGATGTACTGAGTGTAGGCAGCGTTACTGACGGTGCTATTACGACAGCTAAGATTGGTAATGATGCTGTTACTACAGCTAAGATTGGTAATGCTGCTGTGACGGACGCTAAGATTGATACGATGGCAGCGTCTAAGTTGACTGGTTCATTGCCAGCAATTGATGGCTCCTCTCTAACCAACCTCCCTGTCCCTACTTCAGACTATGTAAAGCTTGCAACAATTAATGATACAACATCAGCAAGCACATTTACTTGGAGCATGGATTATACTGGGTACTCTAATTTTATTATCTTTATTGAGAAGATAACAGGATCGTCAGCAACTGGTAGAGATTTAAGATTGAGGCTGGAACGAGATGGTGTGCTTACTTCGGGAAACAATTATCATATCACAGGTAGTAAGATTGGCGTCAGTGGATATATAACTGCTAATAATGCTCCTAACATAAAATTAACCAGCACCTCAGTTCCTACACATTTTCACAGTGGAGTTATTCATTGTAACAATTTCGGTTCAGATGGGTATCCAACAGTTATAAGTAATTTATGCGCCGCTGACACCTCTGCTTTAGTTTCAACTCACACTATGAATGTTTTGGATGCTGAAAGTCACACCAAAATTACAGGTATGAGACTGGCATTTAGTTCAGGAAATGTAACTACCGTTAAGTTGAAGATTTATGGAGTGAAAGACTAATGGCACTTATAAAACTAAACAATCAGTCTCTCACCGCAGTCACATCTGCTGGTTTGCCTAGCGGTAGTGTGTTGCAAGTTGTCCAAGGGACAGTTGATGCCCAAGCAGTTTTGTCGTCAACGTCATTTGTTGACACAGGCGTTACCGCAACCATCACCCCAAGTTCAACAACCAGTAAAATTCTGGTCATCACGCAGCACGGCTGGACACATTATCAAACAGGCAATGTTGTAACCACATTTTATTTGAACGTGCTTAGAGGCTCAACTTCTATTGGTTCTAAAGCAGGCACCCAAGGGGGTGCGGCAAGTTCAACAAATTACTTTTATGGTGCATTGGATGGCACACTGAACATTCTCGACAGCCCCGCAACAACTTCAGCAGTCACTTACAAAACTCAAGTTAGATCAGGTTCAACAGCCAATAATGTGGAAATGAAGATTTCAAATGGTAGTGGCCTGTCTAGCATAACCCTAATGGAAATCGCTGGCTGATGAAACCTACAGCCGCATCAGTGCAAGCCCAGATTGACACACACGAAGCAGTGTGTTCTGAGCGTTGGAAAGAAACTATTCTGCGTATCAAACGCATTGAACATATTATGATTGGTACTGCTGGAACTATGATCTTACTGCTATTGAGTGTAATTTTGCGAGGCTGATATGGTAGTTGCCGAGATGTTGACAGGCATTAGCTTAGTCAAAGCATCCGTTGATTTTATTAAGAGTAACATTTCAACATGCCATGACATTAGCCAAATAGCTGGGCAAATAGACGATCTATTTCGTGGTGAAAAAGAAGTACAACAACTTAGAAGTAAAAAATCTGATGGGTTAGGCAGCCAGTTCGGTGTTGATACTGTAGCTAAAGAA